CCAGGCGGTAGGACTAGTCAGGAAGTCAAACGCAATAACATTGACAGATCCCTTCCAGATATTTACGTTGTTGTCGGATACGTCAGGTTCGCCGGAGCTGTCAGCAATAACCAATGCCGCCTTACGCAGAGCCGGTGGAACGATCAGGGTGTTAGGCTCAATCGCTAACAAGTTACCCTTATCGTCCGTCCAACCCTTCATAGCGGTACGAGCCGCTTCCAGGTTGGTCGCATTCAATACGCCAGTGCTCGCATTGGACTGGGTGGTGGAATCAACCGGACTATTGGGATGAGAAGCAGAACAAAGTGCCACTCCGTCAGGTCCGGAAAAAGTTGCATTAAACGCTTCATTGAAAAGCTGTGCGCCATAGTATTGGCGAGTGTAGTACACGGTCTGGGTCAGCAAGCGAACCCGTTTCTTGATCTCGCCGTACTGATCATCCTCAACCAATTCTCTCTCCAGTGTAAGCCCTTTGGAGTATTTCTTGTGCATATAGGTGGCCTTGTAGCCCTTGTTAACGTCCTCGTAGCTCACCTGGTTATTAGACGCCCCCCACTCATCCATCATGCCCAGCGATCCAGTTCCCTGGTTATACTCGGCCTGTTTGGTGGAGCCCTCAACCGTATACAGTTCACCCACATAGTCCTTTTTCTTTTTCAGATGCTTGTTAAATATAGTCCGAAGCCCCGGAAGCATCAGCTCGTCCCAATTGTCAGAAATCATCATCTTGTAAGTCACCTCCATTAAAATTGAAAAAGACCGGGCAAATACCCAGTCTTTAGGAAACAGGTTGATTGATTCAGTTTTTAGCCAAATACATGCTTGCTGCGCATAATCATTACGTCCAGCATGTGATTCGCAACTTCCGATGCGCCTACGCATACCAGAGGGCCTACATCAGCAGCGGTATCCTTATTGGAAGCGTTAGCATCAATGGAATCAGCGTCTTTCAGGACAATCCCGGTAGAACCGATATTGATTACTGATGTAGCCTCGGAACCATCGCCAAGCAGGATGTATTTAGATGCGGATGTAATCGCCTCGGGGAAAGGCTTGGTAACCACCAGTTTGTCATCAGCCCCCACATAATCGGATACGGTTCTGATAGAACCAGCCGAAGGACCTTCATAAACATATACCAGCGCGCCATTCCATACATCGTTAGTGCTGGTAGACAGGGCGGTATCAATGATAGTGGTCGTGTCTCCACCAGTAGCGGTAGAGTCCAGATGGTCGACAAAGGTTGCCCGATATACATTGTCGGGATGGTCATAAACCGCTCCATAAGTAAGCCCGTCAGCGGGATTATCTGCTTGGGCAATGGCCTCAGCCATAACCCCGAGAATGTCCGTAACGGAAGCCGCAGTAGCCAGAGCCACCTTGCCAGCCGTAAGAACAACCATATCGCCCTGCTTGAAGGCGGTATTGGGAGTCAGTTCGTATTTAACAGCATTAGGAATAGTTGTTACAGTCTTGTTGTAGATAGGCTCAAAACCTATCGAGATTCTTTTTGCAGTGTGAGCCATTAGTTATTCACCTCCATAAATAATAAAAAGGCGGGTATTAACTACCGACCTTTGCGCTGTTTCCTCTTGTTCTCTTGTGCTATCTCGGCCGCGTATTCTTTCAGATCCTCTTTGGACGTAATGCCAAGACTGGCGGCTACTGTTCTTTGCTCTTTCGTAAGAGTGTTGGCGGCATTATCGGATTTGGCGGCGCCGGTCTTGCGGCTTTGCGGGGCAGCCTTGCCTCGCTGTTGGATGTTTTTCAAAGCCTTTTTTTCAGCTCCGGCTTGAGCTTTTTGCAATAGCTCTCCGGTAGCAAGCTTTTCTCCCAGCACATACTTCATGCCATCCTCAAATGTCAGAACCTTGCCGCTTTGAGTGAAGACGTCAATCTCTTTGAGTATGTCCTTGGTAAGAACACGCGCCAGCTTGGGCTTTTTGGCATAAGCAAGTTTGTCCTGCGAATACTTAACCTGCTGCATGGCCGCGCTAATCTCTGCCTCTTCCTGGGTCTTATTAGCCTGCTGCGCCTTGATGCCAGCGTTTTCGATTTTGTCGCTGATGATAGAACGGGCCTCTTCTTCGGATATTCCCAACTCTTCCGCTTTAGCTTCAACCATGTTCTGTATCACCTGCGCGGTAACACCCTCAATGGTCATGCCCGTGAGCTGTTCGAGGTGGACTACCTGCTGGGTCTTGCGATCACGTTTTAATCTCTCCGGGACAATGCGGTTTAGCTCTTCGGCAACGCGCTGGTCAACAATCTCGTTGATGTCGTCCGGCAGTTCAGCCTCAGCATCGTTGCTAGAATCATCCTCAACTGCATCTTCTTCTTCTACTGCTACCTCTTCCTCTTCTTCGTCAACTTCGTCCTCATCATCGTCATCGGTTGCCCCTAAGCCGGCGATAATATCCTCTATGCTTACGTCCTGTTCTTCATCGTCAGTCTCCACGTCATCCACGTCCGGCTTGCCGTCGTCGTCTACCACGCCTTGAAGATCGTCTAAATACTCGTCGTTTTTACCCATTTACCAATACCTCCTGTTTATAGTCCTGTGCGACTTTTTATTACCGTCTGCTTTTAAAGCCGTCTTACGTTTGGGCTTTTCAGGGCACAAAAAACCAACTAGCTTTTATAAGGTCATCCGTTGTGCTGGACCCGCTTCCACTATTTGTTTGCTATTGAGCCTGCGCCATTATCATGTCAATTAACTCCTGTTTGATACGAGCCGCCTCTTCTGCATCGGGCGGCACAGCCTGCGCATTACCCGCGTCAGGTGGCTGAGCGGCCTCTTGTTGCTGTCCACCCATCTGCTGCATCATCTGCATTAGTGCCGGCATCTGCTGTTCCTCCGGCAATTGGCCTATCTGCTGTAACGTTTCTGGATGGTTAGCTTTAAGGAATTGGATAAACTGTTCTACCTGGGCCGCTTGCTGGTCATTCCCTTGTTGCATCGCTTGTTTCTGCTTAATCTTTTCCATGATTTTTTCAATCGGTGGAAATTTTCCGTATTCGAAAACGTAATAGAAGGTTTCTTCGTCAATCAGCTGGGCACCGAATAGCTCCTTGGCAACCTCCATGTAGAACACCCGGTCAGTAGCCATTGCGGTAGTAATCTTGCATTTGGTGTCGAACTCTGGGGAATATATCTCGTAGTCCTCACCCTCAACCAATTGCTCTTCAACCGGCAATTCTTCCTGTCCAGCGATAAGCGTTTCCAGCCCAGATACCGGCATGGTTTCGCCGGTATCGTAGAAGTAGGCCTTCTTCATGGACTCGCCATCATATGTGCCAAACTTCGGTTTAGAATCGTCTTTGCCCAGTATCCTATACCTGCGTTTATCGTTGTAATTGCGAACGATAAGCCGGTTAATGTAGTTGCCGCAATCCTCGTAACTCATATTGATAATCATGCCCTTGGCTTTTAACCTAGCCTGAGCACGGGACGCCAATAAGTCCAAAGCCCGGAAAGCAGTTACACTTCCTGGAGTTTTGCCCTGCGAAATATCGAACCTGCCTATAACGGTTTCCATAACTTTCTGTATTCGGTTGCTTTCGTTCGCCAACGAAGCAGGGGCATTTTTGCCGAACTCGCGTTTAATACCACTAACGTCCTCGACGTTGAACCACATACCGCCAAGTGTACCTTTATCTTGGATAACTCTTTTTTGCTTCTCGGTAACTGCGCTAGACTGGTACCAAGTTTGACCAAGGGCCTCATGCACATGGCACTCAATGATAAGCTCCGCTGTCTTGTTGGTAATAATCTGGGGGTTTTTAAGATAGTGGGCGTCACCTACGCCCCACGGGCTTCTTTCGCGTTCAGAGCACTTGTATAGCTTGATGGGAAATTCGGCATCCTCCTCCGGATCGTAATTAACATAATTTGCATGGGAGAGATACTTCAAAGTCCCCTCGCCTGCCCATTGGATGAGATGCAGACCGGGGCCTTCGTCCTCTTCACCTTCGTCAAGAATCATCGGGACACCACGATACCAGGTATCAACTACCAGGACCTGATCTTCTGATGTCTCAGCACTGCTATATTCCAAGCTGTCGCTAACAAGAATATCGTCCGAAATAGAGTCCGGGGCGATGTTCTTGGCCTCGGGCCAGGTTTCCTCTACATCCTCTAGCGTCCAATAGATAGCCTTATGTATGCGGCGGCCATCCTCGGAATTGTCCAGACACCTAGCATCTGGGAATACAGACCGCGGATGCAATGCGTTCCAGCGAATGTCACCATCCCACCTGTTCGGGCCTTTGCCGCCCTTCCAGTTGGGGTCCCAACACTTCTCCCAAATCCCAGTACCGTACAAAAAGAACCAGCGCAGCCATTTGATATATTCACCATCCAGCCTGTTTTTGTACGCGATGTACTCTTTTAGCTCTGTCATGGTCAGGGCTATCTCTTCGTCTCCCTCTTCCTGGGGATAGTCAACCAACTCTTTTAGCTCGGCAAATTCGGCCACCATCCCCTCAATCATGGCAAAAGTAATGTTCTCGACCGCATTGGGGTGGTTCTTCTTTTGCCGGGCAGTCCGCAGCACCTGACCATTGTCGTCGAACAGGTCCCAATGATCGCCCTTGAACAACTTGTACATCTCGTCCATCTCGGCAGTATAGGGTTGCTTTCCCATGCGGTCTTTATCGAACCAGTCATAGCATTGAGAGACAGCCTGGTTGATCATATTTTGCAGCTCAAAATTCACTTCTGCATTGTCCCTGGCTTCGTTAGGATCGTTCTTATTCTTGGGGTCCACATCGGCAAAATTTTTGTTCATCGAATTAAGGTCACCTCCTGCACTTCAATTCCAGTGGGTGTAAGTATTCCAGTAACCCTAAAGGCTACAGACTGGCCTTGCGCGTAGAGTTTGGTTTCCTCTGGGCATAACTCTATCGGGATAAATAACGGGCCCTGTGCATCTTCCACTACCTCGCCGGGACATTCCGGCTTGTGTTTGGTAAGCGCGCTCAGGTGTTCAAATTCCTCGCCGCATCCTCTGCATTTCATCTACGAATCACCTCCTCTTAGCCAAAGAAGCCCAGCTCTTCCTCGCGGGCCTTCTTCGCGTCTTTATCCTCTTGTTCGGGGTTGTCATCTTTGACCTCGGCTATAAAGTATGGAACCGGTTCTGGCGGCAACGGCACCTCATCCTCACTAGAATCTAACGGGGAAATGAACGCCGCATCGTAGTCGGTGAGTATCTCCAGGACATCGCCGCGCGCCTTTATGACAGATAGCTGCAAAATTAGCTCAGTATCGGACATGGTTTCGCTTTTAATGCCGGCGATCACCCTGCCCAGTTCTTTGTTGTTAAGGGTTAGAACCTCGTTTATGGGCTCGTAAATCATTCCTCTTACCTCCTTTTGCTTTTCAGAAAAACAAAAAAAGGCGGAGTACAGGATAAATAGGAGTTACCTACTTACCTTGTACCCCGCCAGTTTTCTTGGTCGGTGTAAATAAATTAATTTATTTTATTCATCAGGAATATTCGGGTCGTCATCGTTAACAAATGGTGGTAGTCCGCATGACTCGTGAGCAAGTTTTATTTTGTCCTTTCCTTGTAATTCATCATAAGATTGATTCCCGCAAGGACAAACAATAATCATATCGTAGGTATCTTCTGCTG